GGACACCACACATTACCTTGTGTCCAAATGTTTACAAATTGATGTGATAGTTCAGGAAATGGGTCTATGTGATATACATCATAGCCAGGATTATCCAACATCCATTGAGTAAATGTTGCAGCTGGTGTGTTGGTCTTTGTGAACCATAACCAAGACATTAGACCCCAATAGGCATCGGTGTCTTTGTGTTTTTGAAACAACTTTTGCCACATTGGATATTCTCGCAAATGTGGCAAAGGATTATCTGTATTGTCGTAAGGAATAAAAACAGGATCTAAATGAGGCAACTGTTCCTGTTTATAGTATGCCTGATAGATTTGAAGATTCATCGAACCATATCTTCAATGATAGCCTTGAGGTTGTATTTTGGCTCGTACCCAAGCGATTTAAGTTTGTCGCTGAGCATCCACATACTTCTCACTTGAACTGTCTTGTGGAACTGCGGAATTTCGATTGGGTTTAATTTGCCTTCACCACCAATTAATTCTTTGGCATACTCAATCATATCTTTGAACAGTAGAGGTTTGCCATTGCCCACATTGTAGATGGTATTAACTTCGCCTTTGTCCATGATAATCTTAATTGCCCTAGCGGCATCACTCACATGAATATAATCTCGGTAAAGATTACCACCGTCATAGACATTCACATCACGGCCTGCCTTCAATTCATTAATCATATGTTGAAGTGCGTTCTTTTGTGGTGATGCTTTCTTGTCACCATAACCTGCAACATTGGCAAGACGGAGAATACGATACTTGATACCAAAAGTTTCACAATAAGAAATCAATAATTGTTCTGCACACCGTTTGGTAATTGAATAGAATCCATTTGGATAACAATTTGATTCTTCTGTTGCAGGCATCTCTGTTTCACCATAAACAAACCAAGAACTGATAAAATTAAAAGTTAAATTTCTATCTTTACATTGTCTTAACACTTGCATAAGAGTTGTTAAATTGGTGTCAATGTCAATAAGAGGGTCTGTTTTAACATTGTAGTTACTAACAGTTGAAATCAAATAAATGATATCACAACCTTCTACTGTATAATCACGGCGTGAAGTTACAATACAGTTTTCAATTTGTTTAACCAATTCAGAACCAACAAAACCTGAACCACCAAATATCTGAACTTTAGATGGACTTAGCATCTTTAATCACCTTTTCAATATATTCAAACACAGCATCGTTCCAAAACGGAGGGCATCCCAATAAAAATACATGAGATAGTGCTTTGTTAGCTAAAGGATATTTGCTAGAATCGTCTAAATGTTTAAATCCTGGATGTAATAGAATATTACCAGCAAAGTAATTTCGAGTTTGAATTTTATTTGCTTCAAGATGTGCAACAAGTTTTTCTTTTTGTTGTTGTGTTTCACAAATAATAGGAACACCAAACCAAGAAGGTTCTGATTTTGGTAAACTGTTAGCTATACGAATATTTAAATATTTCTTTAGAATTTCTTCTAATCGAATTTTATGTTCTTTGCGTTTTTGATGGATATAATCAACTTTTTCTAATTGAGCTATACCAATTGCACCTTGCATATCAAGAGGTTTTAAATTATAACCTGCATAAGCAAATATGTATTTGTGGTCAATTATACCATCATAATCTGGTAACCATCTATCAAACCTATTACCACAGGTTCCACATGGAAGCATATTGTTTGAACCAACACAATAACAATCACGACCCCACCAACTAATTGAGCGAGCAATATCAATTAATTTTGAATCATTTGATGATATCATACCACCTTCACCTGTTGACATATGGTGAGCTGGATAAAATGATGTTGTCCAACAATAATACAAATCTGTAATTAAATTTCCATTCCATCTGGTTCCTAATGAATCACAATTATCACCAATTAGAACAATGTTATTTCTATAACAAATATCATAAATTTTATCCATATCAGGCGGGTTAGCTAATACTGGAGAAACAATAATCGCTTTTGTTTTTGGTGTAATCTTTTGTTCAATTAAATTTACATCAAAATTTAAAGTGTTAAACTCTATGTCAACAAAAACCGGTTTTAAATTGTTTTGCATTAATGGTGCAATTGTTGTTGGAAATCCAACAGGAGATACAATAATCTCATCACCATCTTCCCAAGCTAAATGCTTTTTTACAGCAGCAATCATAACCAAATTGGCCGAGGATCCTGAATTGACCATGTGTGATTGTTTTACATTATATTTTTTCGAAAATTTAATTTGAAATTGTTCTACTTTTTCTCCAGCTGGTAACCATTTACCTGTTAAAAACGCTTTTAGTCCCATTTCAAATTCACGATGATCCCACATTTGACCAGAATACATTACATAATCTTTTCCTGGTTTAAAATTGGAATAATCTTGTTGATACTGTGGTTGAGCTATTTTGGCAAGTTGTTCAATTAATTGATCAGTCATTAATATCTTTCTGTTTGGCCATTTCCTGCCAAAACTCCTTCACAATATAAATTATCAAATTCTGCAATTAAGTTTTTATCGATGTTACCAAAATGTGCGTGTTCTGTGTCTACGCCGTGTTGATTAATTGTCTGATAAATTTGTGGTAAAGCATTTAAGTAATTATCGAATAGTGAAATACAAAACGAATACATTCTTGTTATGTATAGGTGATCGCAACCAGATTCTAATTGTTTTTGTAATGGCAACCAAGATGGAAATGCTTTTTTAAACACATACTTACCATACAGGTCATCATATGCTTTTGGATCATATTCTTTAAGCATATTTGTTCTACCTGATAACTTAAACACTCTACGAACACCACTCATCTTTTTTTGAAAGTCAGGATGTTGTTTGATAATACATAGTATTTTAAATAACAAAGTAACTTCTGCTTGCGATTTGAGTTTTGCGGCTGTAAGTGCCATTAAATCCTCGTCACCAAATAAACTAATGCTTCTATCAGCAAACTTAATTATTTCAAATGAAGTTGCTTCATCGACAGGTTTAGATGAAGCGTCCACAAAAAATATAAGGGAATCTGGTGCAACTTTGCGTAATGACTGTAATCCTTCTATGGTTTGTTTTATTCTTGTTTCATCATCAATAACACCAATGCTCGTTCTCAAAGCAGAGGTTACAATAAACATATCAGTTTTTGGTATAATCATTTATGCCACTCGGTATCAGGAAATATTTTAATAGTTTTATATTCAATATTGAATTTACTATTATACACGAAATCAATAACTTTTACAAGCTCAATTGGTGAAATTGCCTTACTAACATCGCCGCATGGGTAAGGTGTATCCTTACTCCATAATGGTGTATCAATACCGCCTGGATGAATACTTGTTACTTTAATTCCTCTTGGTCGTAATTCTTCACCAAGAACACCAGCAAATCCTGTAAGACCATGTTTAGAGGCACAATATGCGGATTGGTTCTCTAGTTCTTCAAGGCCTGCAACTGAATTGATAAAGAAGATGCGGCTGCCTTTTTCCATTTTCTGTAATGCAAATTTAGTTACATACATGGCGCCTTTAAGGTTAATATCAATCATATCATCAATTTCATCAATACTGGTTTGAGAAAATGATTTCATCTTAAATACGGCTGCATTATTAACTAGAATGTCAATATTATCAATCTGTTCAAATACATCATTCAGATAATATGGATTGCTGATGTCAACTTGAAAGTGTTTATAATTTGATTGTTGAAATAAAGATTCACCTCGTGAAAGACCAATTACATTCCAACCTTTTTCAATGTAATCATATGCGATTGTTGCACCAACACCACTTGTGGTGCCAGTAATTAAAATTGTTTTATTCATATTTAACTTCTTCAAATATATCTGAAGCTTTCTTTATTTCATCATCTGTTACATCATTTAAAATTTTGTAATTACCAATACCAACAGGAATAGGTAAATATTGATTACCGTTTCGATGCTTCATTGTATCAGATAATGATTTTTTAAGCAAGTCAAAATTACAAAAATCTTTGTGAAATACAGGCAATTTTAAACGATATGCTGTCTTAAAGATTCTCTCTAATGTTTCAGTATTAATATAACCACGAACATTGGCAAGACAAGAACTTAACAGGCAATCCAATACAACCGCTTCACCGTGTTGTAATGTGGCCATATTTTGCATTTCAATAATAGGACTAAAAGAATGACCAAAGTCAACACATCGGTCAAGTTTTCTTTCCCATAGATTTGGTGCCAATTCCTCAATCATGCCTGTAATAGCAGAATTAATTACTCGAACTGGTACCGCACCAAACTGAAATTTCTCGGTTATTAATTGTTCTGCACTTGTTTCAAGTAACTCAAACAATTCTTTGTCTTTGATTACTGCGAGTTTAAATATTTCTGCAATGCCATTAACAATGTTTCTTTCATCTTGTGTAGCAATAAACTTCTTGTCTAATAATGTGGAAATTGGTGGGTAATATGCACCAATACGATTTCTACGACCAAAGTGATTAG